CACAACTAGGTGTGAAGATGAGCGTGACTGTAAAGAAGATTGGTTGCGCTAACCTCAAAGCAATTATTGAGGAAGATAAGTTATTGTTCAATGACTTTCAAATCTTCCAAGAACTAACTACGTTTGTGCAGAAGAAACAAGCGTGGGAAGCAGATGAAGGATACCATGATGACCTTGTAATGTGTATGGTATTATTTGCATGGTTAGTCATGCAGGAATACTTTAAAGAGATGACCGATCAGGACATCCGTAGGAGAATTTATGAAGAACAGCGAAATCAAATCGAACAGGACATGGCTCCTTTTGGGTTTATTGATGACGGCATGGGTGACGATACCTTCATGGACGCTGATGGAGATCTGTGGGCGTATGGAGACAAACAAGAAGAAGTCGGTTATATGTGGAACTACTGATGGATATTGGGGATCAGTTCAGTCTGGAACATCTTCTTTTCAAAGAAAGAATATGTCGCGCATGTGGAAAAAAGAAAAATCTGATTGAAGATTTTTATATGACTAGGAAATCCAAGAGAGGATTACCGTCAGCATATTCATACGAATGCAAGGATTGTACGGTCAAGAGAATTCTAAATAATAGAAAGGGAAAAGGACCACTGTCAGATTACGAGTATCCAGACTGGTAGGTTGTTCATGCATTGTTTCCCCTCTAGAGACATAGGAAATTCTAAATACTTTTAGATAAATTTGATATCTAAGAGGTAAAAAAACATGGCAAGTCTAGTCTCGCCTGGTGTTATTATTAAGGAACGTGATTTATCCAATGCTGTTGTCGTAGGTTCTAGCCCACTCCGTGGTGCTATTGCTTCGTCTTTCCGCAAAGGACCAGTAGGCAAAATTACAAACATTAGTTCTGAAAGAGAACTCATTGATACTTTCGGCGCACCAGCTGAGGCAAACGCTGGTGATTGGTTGGTAGCATCAGAATTTCTTCGTTACGGTGGACAACTAGCAGTTGTCCGTGCAGCAACAGGTATTCTAAACGCTACAGCATCTGGCACAGGTGTTCTAATTGGAACCAAAGAAGCATTTGATGCTGGCGTAACTACAGAGAAGTTCGCTGCTAGAGATGCAGGTGCTGACGGTAACAACCTTCGCGTTGTCATTGTTGACAAGGTTGCTGATTCTAAGATGACCAAAGCAAGTCACGGTCTATCCGTTGGCGATGCACTTAGTGATGGCACAACAACAGACCACGAAGTCACTGTTGTTATCGATGCTAACACAGTTGGTATTAAGCACGGTGCTGCTGCTGCAGTAACTGGCAACAGTTTCACTGCATCTGCATTTACCGCATCTGATTGGAATGCACTTCCAATTGCTAATACTGGTTTAACTTACAAAGCAATTGCTCCTCGTCCTGGCACTAGTGCTTTCGCTTCTGAGCGTCACTTATCTGCTGACGAAGTTCACGTTGCTATTGTTGACACCGCAACAAATACAGTTCTAGAGAGACTGACATATCTCTCCAAACTCTCTGATGCAAAAGCACCAGAAGGCGCTTCCATTTACTGGAAGAATTATGTTAATGAGTATTCCAGATATGCTTATGCTGGTCAAGGACTAACTTCTGCAGAATACACACCAGTTGGTGAAGCTCCTGGTGCTGCTGCAGCATCTTATGGTGCTACTGCTGCTGCTCCTTTGACTCTAGCATATGTTCTTTCCACTGCTGGTGGTGCTCTATCTGGTGGTCAAGATGACTTTGCATATACTGCTGGTGAAATCCAAACCGCATATGATCTATTCCTAGACACAGAAGAAACCACTGTAGATTTTGTTCTACAAGGTGGAGACGGTGCTACTGAAGCAGATACTCGTGCTAAAGCAGGTTATGTTGCAGCAGTTGCAAATAGCAGAAAAGATTGTATCGCATTTGTTTCTCCTTGGACTGGAGATCAAGTTGCTACTTCTGGTGGTGCTGCTCTAACTCCAGCGACTCAACTAGCAAATACACTAGAATTCATGGATACAATTGCATCCAGTTCTTATGTCGTTAAGTCTAGTGGAATTAAGTACACCTATGATCGCTTTAACGATAAGTATCGTTATATCGGTTGCAACGGTGATGTTGCTGGTCTTTGCGTTTCTACTTCCGCAATTCTAGATGACTGGTTCTCCCCAGCAGGAAATGCTCGTGGTGGACTACAGAATGTAGTAAAACTCGCTTTCAATCCTAACAAGGCACAGAGAGACGATCTTTACACTGCTGCAGTAAACCCAATCGTTTCTTTCCCTGGTTCTGGTCCAGTTCTATTCGGTGACAAGACTGCACTCGCATCTCCTTCTGCATTCGACAGAATTAATGTTCGTCGTCTCTTCCTCAATGTTGAGAAGAGAGCAAGAGGTCTAGCAGAAGCAGTTCTCTTCGAGCAAAACGATACAACAACTCGTGCTGGATTTGCTGCTTCTATTGGTTCTTACCTATCGGAAGTTCAGGCAAGAAGAGGTGTTACCGATTATCTAGTCGTCTGTGACGACTCCAACAATACTCCAGAAGTCATTGACAGAAATGAGTTTGTTGCTGAACTCTACCTCAAGCCTACACGCTCTATCAACTATGTAACAGTTACTGTAACTGCTACTAGAACGGGCGTCTCGTTCGCTGAAGTCGTCGGTAGATAATTAATAGTATAACGAGAAAAAACAACGAGGTATTAACAAATGGCATCTTCAAACGTAAGTACATTTTTAGGAAGAATTGGGCAAGGTGTAAAGCCCAATATGTTCATGGTGGATGTACAATTCCCCAACTCTCTTAATAAGACAGGAGAGGATCAACAGTTGGTCAATGTTCTCTGCAAATCAGCAGCACTCCCAGGTTCTAACCTGGGTGTGATTGAGGTTCCTTTCCGTGGTAGAACAGTTAAGATCGCTGGTGATCGCACCTTCGATACTTGGACTGCAACATTCTTCAATGACAAGGATTTCAAACTCCGTTCGTTCTTTGAAGAGTGGGCAAACCAACTTAACACCCACGAAGGAAACACCGCACCGTTATTCACACCATCCAGAGATGGATACATGGCAGACTTGTTTGTCAAGCAACTTGAAAAAGATAACGAAGCAGAAGGTTCTGTTCTCAGAACATACAAACTACACCACTGTTTCCCAACTAATGTTTCTCCAATCGATCTTGCTTATGATAGCAACGATCAGATTGAGGAATTCACTGTTGAGTGGCAGTATTCCTTCTTCACAGCTGAAGCAGGTGGTGGTGCAAGAGACGGAGTTTCTAGCATTCCTGTGGTTTGATAAATAGTTGGAAGCACACCATTTGAATAGGTAGTCATGAGTCAGTTATTTGGCTTCCAAATTAATCGCAAGGAGGGTCAGAAGGGTCAGTCCCCTGTCCCTCCTAATGCTGATGAGGCAATTGCTGTAGCAGCAGGTGGATATTATGGAACATATGTAGACACGGATAATCAAGCTCGTAATGAGTTTGAGATGATCCGTCGTTATCGTGATATGGCACTACACCCTGAGGTTGATAGTGCAGTTGATGAGGTTGTTAATGAGTTTATTGTGAGTGATGCTCACGATACTCCCGTTGAAGTTAATCTAGATAACCTAGATGCTGGAATGGGAATTAAGAAAAAAATTCGTGACGAGTTTGAATATATCAAACGTCTGTTGAATTTTGACAACCGCGCTCATGAGATCGTGCGTAGTTGGTACATTGATGGAAGATTATTTTATCATAAAGTAATCGATCTCGACAATCCAAAGAAAGGTATTACGGAACTTCGTTATATTGATCCAATGAAGATCAAGAAGGTTCGTCAAAAAATTGACAACAAACCGAAAGACTCTCTAGCACGCCAGGCAATCAAGGGCACTGCGCTTGAGTATGAATACGGTACATTTGTTGATTACTATCTTTACAACCCAAAAGGATTTTATAAAGGTGGTACTCTTGGACCAATTGGTGACATGTCATTGTCCCAAGGTGTCAAGATGGCGGTAGACTCTATTACTTTCTGCCCATCTGGACTACAAGATTTGAACAAAAGAATGACTCTTGGTTTCCTCCATAAGGCAATCAAGTCTCTCAATCAACTAAGAATGATTGAAGATTCTCTTGTTATCTACAGACTTTCCCGTGCTCCTGAGCGTAGAATTTTTTACATTGATGTAGGCAATCTACCTAAGGTAAAAGCGGAACAATATCTTCGCGATGTTATGAGTCGCTATCGTAACAAGCTAGTGTATGACGCAAACACTGGCGAGATGCGTGACGACAAAAAGCACATGAGTATGCTAGAGGATTTCTGGTTACCTCGTAGAGAGGGTGGACGTGGTACTGAGATCACGACACTGCCTGGAGGACAGAACCTTGGCGAACTCAAGGATGTGGAGTATTTTAAAAAGAAACTCTACAATTCTCTCAATCTTCCTCCTTCCCGTCTCACAGACGACAATAAAGGATTTAATCTTGGTAAGACCACTGAAGTCCTCCGTGACGAACTTAAGTTCACGAAGTTCATTGGTCGTCTCCGCAAGAGATTCGCTGAGATGTTCCAAGACATGCTTAAAACTCAGCTCATCCTCAAGGGAGTAGTTGCTCCAGAGGATTGGGAAGACATGAAGGAGCACATCCAATATAACTTCCTTTTTGATAATCACTTCAATGAACTAAAAGAAATTGAAATGATGAATCAGAGAATGATGACTGTCACTCAAATGGATCCTTTTGTTGGAAAGTATTTCTCTACAGAATATATCCGTAAGAATATCTTAGGTCAAACTGCTAAAGATATGCGCGAGATTGACAAGCAAATGAGACAAGACATTGATACTGGTCTTGCAATTGACCCAGTAGAAGTCAATGTTCTTGACAATATGCAGCAGCAAAATGCTGCTCTTGCTCCTGAAATTTCTGACATGCAAGCAGATGCTGCTGTAGAAAGACAAGAAGTCGCTGCTGATGCTGCTGCGGAAAGAGAGATTAAAAAAGCAAAGTCCGCGCCTTCAAAACCTAGCGGTGATAAATAAATCATACTGAATCCTTATTATGGCTGAACACACTGAAGTAAATTCGTTTCAAGGCGAAGTAGATATCGTTAATCAAATTGCGAATAACGATAGAGCAAGTGCTATTGATGCGATTCAAGATATGTTGTTTGCTAAAGCATCTGATGCTATGGCAGATTACAAAAAGATTGTAGCTAATACATTCTTTGACGAACCAACCGAGACAGAAACAGATGAAACTGATAACGGAACAGATTGAAAACGTTCAGATCCTCACTGAGGAAAAGGACGGAAAAAAACTTCTTTATATTGAAGGAGTGTTTCTTCAATCAGAACTAAAAAATCGCAATGGCAGAATGTATCCCTTTGATGTTCTTAACCGCGAGGTTGAGAGATACAATGAAGAGTATGTTCAGTCTAAGCGTGCTCTCGGGGAACTCGGTCACCCAGATGGTCCTACTATTAACCTTGACAGGGTTTCTCACAGGATCACAAGCCTACGAGCAGAAGGGAATAATTTTGTTGGCAAGGCACAGATTCTTGATACACCAATGGGTAACATCGCTAAGTCTCTACTAGGCGAAGGGGTTCAGTTAGGTGTTTCCTCTCGTGGTATGGGAAGCATCGACAAGCGTGAAGATTGCAACGTAGTCCGTGATGATTTCATGCTAACAACTGCTGCTGATATTGTAGCAGATCCTTCCGCGCCTGATGCATTTGTTAATGGCATCATGGAAGGTAAAGAATGGGTATGGGACAATGGTCTTCTAAAAGAGAAGGAAATTGCTAAATACCAAAGATATATTGAAGACGCATCGCGTTATCAGTTGGAAGAGAGAGTGCTCAAATCTTTTGAGCATTTCCTCGGAAAACTGTGATTTATAAATAAACTTAGATTAATTATACGGAAATTACGAGGTAAACTCAAATGTCAGATATGCTAAACGAAAAGTTTGAGGAGTTCGTTACCGAGCAGAAGGTGATTGTAGAAGCTGGCGATCCTATGCCAACCGTTTCTGCAAACGTTATCCCTGGCACTGGTAGTGAACCCTCCCAGGTTTCTGACGCACAGACTGGTTCTGGCGGCAAGGATCCTATGCCCACCGTACAACCATCGGTTGCTCACGGA